CAAATCATCAATAGTAAACTTCTTAGATTTAATTACTTCTAATTCTCCAAGTAATTTGCCAATATCCTGGAGTTTAGTTGTAATCTTATCTTCCACAGTCTTCTTTACATATGGCTCTTTCTTTTTTGGAAAGATAGTATTCTGTAAAGTTCTTAACCTATGGTGTGACTGCTTATTGGCATTATCAAATCCCGCCATGCTAAGAGTTGAAACAGTCTTCCTTTCGGCATCATTCATGTCATAAATGTCTGACACTCTTGTACCATTGTTATCACCATACGTTAAATCAAACGCTTGGAATATTGTTCTTCTAATATCAAGAGCTTGTTCAACTGTAGCAGTACAAGTGTCCTTGCCTTCTTTCTTGCCAATCCTTAAAACACTAGGATTGAGATGTTGAGGATTTTTTACTGCACCCTCATTCCATGCACCATCAGTGTTCTTGGTCTGAAAGTATGGTAAGTTCAGCATATCTCTTGTTATGCCTTGTTCAGTAAAAGAAGCTTTCAGCAATTCTAGTCTTGCCTTGCCAAGTTTAGCTTCCTCTGTAGCATCTGCCATCTCATTAGTAATCGAGAAAGCATTGACCAATAAATCGTTTTGGTCTGGAGTGATACCTAAATCATTTGGTATCGTTTCTTGTTTTATTTCTTCAGTCATTTTTTATCCTTTCTGAAGAACATGGAAGGCGTTATTGCCTTGCCAATGATTAGAATATAGCACAATATATTATTCTCCCATACGATAAGGCTCTTTCTGTTAGTACATACTAACAAGACACCCTACCCATACCACCCACTTCAGAGAAAAAGATACTATCATCGCCTAGTATTACTATTTTACACGAATGATTACGAAAATTCTGAGTTCGACCCCCCACCCCCCTCTATATAGGAAGGCCCCCCCTATAGGAGTCCCAAACTTCTTTACAAAAAAATTTTTTTCATTATATAATGCGTTACGGTTAACAACCTGCGAGATAATATGACTATAGTAGTAGAGCCAGAACATGGCGTATCTTTGGAAACTTCAAAACCTCCCCCTGATTTAAAGGATCGTGTGGAGCCAGCCGCGAATACGGCAAAGGAACTAGGGGAACATGGTCTGGATGTGGAACCAAATAAGGAGGATAAAGATGTCGCTGCTAAAATATCTGTGGCTTATGCTGATGATCCTGAAAGAACGTCTAAAAAAGTTACTGAGAAGAAACTCTCAACTCTAACTCCAGCGTCTTTAATACTTACAGACAGTATTTTAAAGGAATTTGGTCGCTCTGTGGTCGAAAGTGCCGTGCAAATACGGCATTTGGTTACAAATAAACTGCTATTAGAGACTGATAATCCTGATCCGAGGGTTAGAATCCGTGCATTAGAGCTTTTAGGTAAGGTTTCAGACGTAGGATTGTTCGCAGAAAAGTCTGAAGTTACCATAACACATCAGTCTACAGATGATTTACGTGAAAAATTGCGTTCTAAGCTGGCAAAACTAGTAAATCCACCCGAAAAGATAGAAAATGCTATTATTATGGATGAAGAAGGCATAGATGTGGACAAAGAACTAGGTTTAGACGAGGAAAAGAGTGAATAGTCCAGCATTAGACTTTAATGAAGAAGAAATACAGGTCATGCTGGATAATTTAGACCATTATACGACTGAAGAAGTGGCTGAAATTGACCGAATGGTTGATGAATTGAACACCTGACAGTATAATCAGGCAGCATATGATGATCTTATAGCGTTTTGTAAGCACATGCAGTCCGATTATATAGTAGGAAAGCATCATAGAATCCTAGCAGGTATGCTTATGGACATCGAACAGGGGCAAAAAGACCGTATTTGTGTAAATATCCCTCCAAGACACGGTAAATCCCAGCTTGTTTCTATTATGTTCCCTGCTTGGTTCTTGGGAAGGAACCCGAATAAGAAAGTTATGATGGTTTCGCACACTACAGACCTTGCTGTGGACTTTGGTAGAAAGGTTCGTAACCTTATTGCAACAGACAGTTATCAATCTATATTCCCAACAGTGGCTTTGGCGGTAGATTCTAAGTCAGCGGGACGTTGGAATACTAATTCAGGGGGTGAATATTATGCGTGTGGTATTGGTTCTTCTATTGCTGGTCGCGGTGCTGACCTTTTACTTGTGGATGACCCCCATTCAGAACAAGACGTTATTAATGGAAACTTCGAAGTGTTCGAAAAAGCATACGATTGGTTCACATTCGGAGCGCGTACCCGTCTTATGCCTGGAGGTCGAGTTGCCATAATACAGACAAGGTGGCATATGGATGACCTTACAGGACGTGTTGTAAGGGATATGACCCAGAATGAACGGTCAGATCAGTATGAAGTAGTCGAATTTCCTGCTATTTTGGACACAACAGATAAAAAAACGGGAGAATCGAAGCAAAAACCCCTTTGGCCTCAGTTTTTTGACCTTGACGCACTGTTAAGAACCAAGGCTTCAATGCCTGTTTTCCAGTGGAATGCCCAGTATCAGCAAGAACCAACAGCCGAAGAAGCCGCACTTGTTAAGCGGGAATGGTGGCAAATATGGAAAAAAGATAGTCCACCCTCATGCGAGTATGTTATCATGTCTTTAGACGCAGCGGCAGAGACTCATAACCGTGCAGATTTCACGGCTTTGACGACTTGGGGCGTATTTTTGAACGAAGAGGTGGACAACTACAACATTATTCTGCTAAATAGTATAAAGAAGCGGTTAGAGTTCCCAGAATTAAAGTCTTTGGCTATGGAAGAATACGGAGAATGGGAGCCTGATTCGTTTATTGTTGAGAAAAAGAGTGCGGGAACGGCTCTTTACCAAGAGATGAGGAGGATGGGAATACCGATACAGGAGTACACGCCACATAGAGGTTCTGGTGACAAGTTAGCACGTCTTAATTCAGTCACCGACATAGTTTCCTCTGGTCTTGTATGGATTCCAGAAACACGATGGGCAGAAGAAGTAGTAGAAGAAATAGCAGGATTTCCGTTTATGAGCCATGATGACCTAGTTGACTCTACCGTGATGGCACTGATGCGCTTCAGACAGGGCGGGTTTATACGTCTACCAAGCGATGAACCTGAAGAAACGTTGTATTTTAGAAGAAAAACTGGGTATTATTGATGACTTTTGGAGAAGCATTCGCAGCTGCCAGAGCAGCAGGGTTACCAGAGTTTGAGTATGAGGGTAAGCGTTTTACTACTGATTTAGCAGGAGAAAGCCCTATAGTAGAAGAAACAAGTCCAACAATAGAAGAAACAGGTCTAACAAAAGAAGAGCGTATACAACAGGCTGCACAAGAATATAAAGATAATTATACAAATAGATCTTTAGCAGATGTTGAATTTAGGGCAGACATAGATCCTATTATAAGTGGTATTCCACCAGCTTTGTTAAAATATCAAGATATAGAAAAAGAAACAGGTGGAGATGTAGGAGAACTAATAAAAGTAATATTAGGAGAAAATGACCCAAACAACCCAGGTTTGTTTAGAGATTTTACTAGAGAAGATTTGGGGCGGGGTGGAAGTTTTCGTGGAGGTAGATACAATCCAACAAAAGATGAACGTTATTATAAAGAAAATGTTTTAGGGGAGCCAGGGGTAGCATATGCGTTTGAGCCTGATACTGACGCACGTAACACTGATAGACTTATAGAGACACTAGCTGAAGAACTTGGGCATGGAGGTGTACGTATTTTAGAGAACGTGGGTTATGATCCCATATTTGCAGAACAGTATGGGCTTACCGAAGAAGACGACCGACTCTTAGAAGAAGAAATAATGAATCAATACCAATATAGATCCAGAGAAGATACCCCTAAAGTATCGCGTGATGATATTGGGTGGCGTTCAAACTTAACCCCCAGTAAAAGAAATGCTATATATATTACTGAGATGCTAAATCGTATTGATAGGCAAGCGTTAGAGGAATTAAGAAAAAGAGGTAGGGCTTCCATACCTTTTACAAAAAGAAAAGTCCCAGAGGAAAGTTTTCTTGATAGGCTTAAAAGAATTATACTTGGAGGAGAGAAACCCTCTGATCCATTACCCAGATACGCACAAGGCGGTATAGCTTCAATTAGAAAGGCATCATAATGGCAATAGAAAAAGGTATGTACCAAGCACCTCAAGGTATAAATGGCGAGGATGTTTCTGCTTTAGAGGTAGAAATAGTCAA